TAGGCCGTGTGGTCTATCGCGGCAACAACAACGCGAATGCGAATGGCGGCGTGTCGTACGCGAATGCGAATAACGATGCTTCGAATTCGAACGCGAATGTCGGCTCGCGTCTGGACAACCAACAATCGGCGTACATCACCGGGAACGTGTTCCCATCGAGGTGCCGAGAGGGGCAAGCCTCGGCAACAGCGGCATTAGCCGGAAAGCCGGAACATCAAGTGAACGGGTAGGGTTTGGTAGGCGTAAGCTCGAAGAACCCGGACTCAAAGAAGGAAGGCTCAAGGAGCCATTATTACAATCTATACCTCCTATCAGTATGCACAGGGACGGACATATCATCGAGGAGATTGTTGCCTATCCTAATATGGCACAGTCATTCGAGCAGGTTCTGCGAGGCACAAGCCGGAAGCGGAGTCGGCAAGGCCGCTATTTGCTTGAGCATCGGGAGGAGGTTATCGCGGAACTATCGGCGAAGATTGCTGACGGCAGTTATTTCATTGCCGGAGGCTATCGGGAGCGGTTCATCATCGAGGGTGGAAAGGAGCGGCGCATTCAAGTGTTGACAATGAAAGACCGTATCGCTTGTCACGCAGTGATGTCGGTCGTAGATGAGCATCTGAAACGCCGCTTTATCCGCACCACCTCGGCAAGTATCAAGGGGAGAGGAATGCACGACCTCAAGGCTTATATCGAGCGCGACATCCGGGAACACCCGGACGAGACCCGATACTGCTACAAGTTCGACATCTCAAAGTTCTACGAGAGCGTCAACCAAGACATCATCATTGAGTGTGTCCGGCGAATATTCAAAGACAAGAAACTCATCACGATTCTTGAACGCTTTATCCGAATGATGCCGAACGGTGTCAGCATCGGTCTCCGCAGCTCACAGGGATTGTGCAATCTGCTGCTCTCGGTACATCTCGACCATATCCTCAAAGATAGGCTCGGCATTCGGTTCTTCTATCGATACTGCGATGACGGCGCGGTTCTCGCCGCCACCAAAGAGGAACTGTGGAAAATCCGGGACATCGTGCATGAATGTGCCGGGACAATCGGTCTCAAGATAAAAGAGAACGAGAGAGTATTCCCTGTCACCGAGGGTATTGACTTTTTGGGATACGTCATCTATCCCGACCATGCGCTGCTTCGCAAGCGTATCAAAAAGAAATTCGCCCGGAAGATGGGCGAGGTAAAAAGTCGCAAAAGACGGCGCGTATTGACCGCATCGTTCTACGGTATGGCCAAACACGCACAATGTAATAATCTTTTCAACAAATTAACAGGCACAGAAATGAAATCATTCAAAGACCTCAATGTCGCTTATAAGCCTGATGACGGCAAGAAGCGATTCCCCGGAGCGGTGGTAAGCATCCGGGAATTGGTAAACCTGCCCATCGTAGTCCGCGACTTCGAAATGGGTGTCAAGACATCGCAGGGTGAAGACCGCTGCGTTGTAGCCATCGAGCAGAACGGTGAGCAGAAGAAATTCTTTACCAATTCGGAGGAGATGAAAAACATCCTCCAACAAGTTAGTGAAATGCAGGACGGATTCCCCTTCGAAACCACCATCAAGGCGGAGATGTTCGGCAAAGGTAAAACAAAATACGTCTTCACTTAAAACATGAAACGAGTCCAAGGCAATCCCGGTGTTGCTCTTATTGAGTGCACCAACCCCGTCCGCAACCGCTGGCGCGTCCGCTGGGATGTGACTACCGACGCAAACGGCATCACCTCCTATATGGAGCAACAGTTGAACCACCAGCCGACAGCCGATGAAATCAAGACACTCATCAGCGAATGGATAAGCGACCGCACAGCCGCCAAAATCCTCTCCGGCTTTTCTTATGAGGGTGTTCCGGTGTGGCTATCAATCGAGAACCAGTCCAACTACCAACGCGCCTACATTCAGGCCAACCTCGGTCTGCCCGGCGCACTCCCTGTGACCTTCAAATTCGGCACTGACGATGACCCGGTTTACCGCACATTCAACACGCTACCGGAACTCGAGGCGTTCTACACCGCTTACTCCGCGCATATCCAAGATGCGCAACAGGAAGGTTGGATAGCAAAGGACTATATTGACTTAGGACTCTACAGCGTGGACTGATCTACCGCAGACCCTACGGGGGAGGGTATAAAAAATGCCCCCGGCCTGTTATAAGACGTCTCACTTTCTTAAAACACAAACATCCGTATCGGAGTCAGCCGGGGGCATTATGCCTCTCCGACTCCGATACGGATGTTTTTGCTCCTTGCGGGGCGTGTTTAATAAGTGAGACGGTGCAAAATTACAAATTTTCTCGGACATGACGATATTTGAGATACTGAATTTCAACAGAGAACTGCTTGACAGGCTTAGAAAAGCGGGCATCCGGCTTGAGGATGCCGACTACATTGACCTTTTCATTGATTTCAACGATATGGTCGGCAAAGGCGACAAGGTGTCATACACAGTGGCCGTCCTCGCTGACAAATATGGTGTCAGTGAGCGCAAGGTCTATTCCCTGATAAAGCATTTCCAAAATGACTGCAACGCCGGTGCAGTGTGATTCGGTGTCGCCATAGTGCCGGACATCTCTGGGCACCATAACTTTGCCATACACTAATACGGCATCGTTATGAACAAGTATCATCAAATACTCTCAAAGGTGCTTGACGAGGGCAGACACCAGTCGAACCGCAAGGGCGACATAACCTATCTTATAAACGAGCAGCTATCCCTCACCCCTTCCGACCTGCTCGACATTTTCGAGAGCCACGGCATAGCCCGCAAGAAACTCCGATGTGAGCTGTCGCTCTTCATGAGCGGCGAGAGGCAGACGGAGAAATACCGTGAGGCGGGCATAAACTGGTGGGACTACTGTGGCCCGGTACTGGTAAACTCCTACCCCACCTACTTTGAGAAACTGCCGCCGCTCATCGAGCGTATCAACCGGGAGAAACGCTCATCAAAGAATTACGTTCTGTTCCTGGGCGCGACCGGCGCGGAGTCCAACCAGCAACCATGTCTCTCGCTCATCCAGTTTCAAATCGACAATGGGGAACTGGTGCTGACAGCTTATCAGCGCAGCTCCGATGCGAACCTCGGCTTACCTGCCGACATCTACCATCTCTATCTCATTGCCAGGCAGATTGACCTGCCTCTGCGCTCCATCACGCTCTTCCTCGGCAATGTCCACATATATTCCAATAACATCGACCGCACCCGGGCCCTGCTTGCCGGCGACGACGGCGTTAAATTCGATCTGAACGTATGAGCCGCATGTATCTCTCGGCACCACTCCCTTTCGTAGGGCAGAAACGTATGTTCGCCCGCCACTTTGCCGAGGTGGCACGCCAATACCCGGAGGGCACCATATTCGTTGACCTTTTCGGTGGCAGCGGACTGTTATCACACATCGCCAAGCACGTCCACCCAGGGTCAAGGGTGATTTATAATGATTTCGACAATTACCGGTTCCGGCTCCTGAATATCCGGCGCACAAACGCGCTGCTCGACAAGATCCGGCCAATCGCATCACGCTTCGGTCGGCACAAGGCCATTACCGGGGAGGCGCGCGAGGAAGTGTTCGCCATCCTTGAGCAGGAGGAACGTGAGCATAGCTACCTCGACTTCATCACTCTGTCATCGTCCCTGCTGTTCTCGATGAAGTACAAGCTGTCCATTGACGGCATGCGCAAGGAGGCTCTCTACAACAACGTGCGCAAAGCCCCCTACCCTGACTTCTCCGACTACCTCGAGGGACTGGAGATTGAGTCGTGCGACTACCGGGAACTGTTCGAGCGTTTCAAGGATCTCCCCGGTGTGGTGTTCCTGGTCGACCCGCCCTATCTCTCCACTGATGTCGGCACCTACCGTATGTATTGGAGACTCGCCGACTACCTCGATGTGCTTTCAGTATTGCCCGGACACAACTTCATCTACTTCACCTCGGAGAAATCATCCATCACGGAACTCTGCGAATGGATGGGCCGCAACCCGGCTCTCGGCAATCCTTTCGAGAAGTGTATCCGGCGCGAATTCAACGCCACCATGAATTACGCCGCGACATACACCGATATAATGCTTTATACCGACCCTTCCTCTTCCACTATCCAACATAACGCCGTGTGAGGCGCACACGCGCCCTCTGTCACGCAAGAGAGCCGCTACCCGATAAAGGTAACGGCTCTCTACTTTTAACGCGACACGGCGCGTTTATTGGGCTATTTGTCAAGGCTGCGTATACCGACGCATGTGTAGGTCTCGATGTTCTCGACTATTTCCTCATGGTTGTGGTTGGTGGCAGATGCAGCAAGGTCAAACTCGCCGAAGGTTCCGCCCTCCATATTAGCGAGGACTCGGTGGATTCTGTGCAACAGTTGGAACTGCTCCACGTTGCTCTCAGCAGTCCAATCGGTCACGACATGGAGGTTGACAGTGACCGCGCCACGGTACTCCAATCCATGCACAACGGGGTTCCACTGTATCGGAGCAAACTCTATGAACACCGCCGGACGCCCCCATGCAGTCTCCTGCTCGATGAATTCCACATTGTGGTTCCATAGATCAATGTGTTTGATTGCAGGGATGTCACTGAGGTGCCTTTTAATGGCATTATACAATTCTTCTCTTACTGTCATTTTATATTGAAGTCTATGTTGTTGATATATTCTGTCAGGTTTTCCTCGATAATCTCTCTGACTGCAGCCTCGACCTCCGGCGACTTGCCGAGGAACTGCCGCTTGGGTATCTTGATAGTGTCACCGACCTTCATGAGTGCCATCGCCTTCCAGAAGTCAGCCTCATCACCAAGTTGCCGGTTGCGCTTATCATTTCGCAAGCCACCATTCTTCTTTCGCCCAAAAGAGCCGGTGGCTGAGTAGTACTTATGCCAAAAAAAGCGTTTCATGCGGTCGGTCACCACTATTTCGCCACCCTCGTTGTGTATGGCTGCGTATGGCAGTTCAGAATAGAATGTGATGCTGCTATCGGTGACACGGCTCTTGATGCTCCGGCGAAGGTCTCCACTGTCAACAAGTATGTGACCGTTTGGCCGCGTCGGACTTTTACGCCGTTCCCATGCTTGAGAGAAGAATGCCTGACGCTCAAAGTTCTCATCAAACTCGCCGCCAAGTTCTACCCTGATGTCATTGAGTATATGCCGGAACACCTCCCGGACTTGTGCATTTATGTCGCTCATTTCGGGTCGTTTTGGGGATTATCATCGCATTGCAAATCAAAAAGGCTTGGCATGTCGGACGCCACGACCGGGTTCTCAAGCCCTGCCGTGGCGTTCATTATGTTGTAAAAAGTGCGTTCACTGATTCCATATTCCGGATATATGTACCTACGCCATATCTCTCGGTTTGACAAGCCACTCTTGGCATATTGGTCATATATCCGGTTTATGTCTGCGACGCGCTTTTTGTAGGACATGCCGCGCGGTTTTGCCATTGCTATTTCATCGTTTCGAGGTTCTTGGTTTATATGGTCGGATGTCGAGAGTCATCTCGCAACTTACCGTCACCCTGCCACTGCCATCACACTGCGGACAGGTGATTAAGTGTGGCACTCTTTGTGGTCCGTGGCCGACCTTCGGTGGCTCATCAACTTGGCCAGTACCTTTGCATGTCCTGCAGAGTGCCACTTTCGGCGGTCGTGTTATCTCTCGTTTCATGGCTCTGGAGTTAATTGATCGACTGCAGTCATGTCGAGGGGTATGTAGCGCCACGCCCCCTTACTGTCTTTGTACTCGGCGCGGATGTAACGCCTGGTGACTGTCGGCTGATAGCTCTCCTCAATGATTCTCACTCCTTCAATGAAGCGATCGTCACGACTGTCCTCGGCCATCTTGCGGAGCTGGAGCACCTTGCTTGCCTTGATGTTGCCCTGCCCGTCACGGCTCAGTAGTCGTAGCACGGCATTTACAAGAGCCTGGGAGTTGTCATCTTTGGCGAGACTCTCAATGTAGGCTTTTACCATCGCAATGCCGTCCTCGACTGTATCGCGGTAGCCATCGATGCAATTAACTCCGAGAGTGATGCGGAGGGTACTGTCTCTGTTGGTGAATGTATGGCTTCGCTGATCGTCCCTGGTAAGTCCAAGTATTTCAGACTTCATTTTGAGGATGGTATCGAAGTTGCCGAACACTGTGTCCTTGACTGTCTTGATAGACTCGCTCAGTTCCCGGAGCTGCGGAATGGCAGTGTTGATCTCGTCATCGACCATCGCTGCGTATGCTTCGCGCTGACGCTTGCGCTCGGCTGCAGCCTGTTTCTTTTCGTCCTCGGCTTTCCAAGCCTCGTAACGTTTCCGCTCTTCAGCGGTCATTTGTACTTGTTCCATAGTGGGTTGTTTATTGGGGTTGATATTATGCTTGTCCGGTAGTGTAAGGCATTATAATCACTTGTTGCTTGGGCTGCTCCTGTTTCCTGACCGCCTCGCGTTCTGCCTTGATGGTGAAGCCGCCTTTGCTATCGATAACCCGGATTTTACGCCGGAGCTGGGCGAGGTCATCGATAGAGAGCCTGGCGAATTCCTTCCCGACTATACGAGGATCACGGCAGAAGGCGTTCACCCTGTTCCAGTCGGTGGTATCGATACCGGCTTTCTGCATCAGTTTGAGGGTGGCACTGCGTTCTTTGCGGAGGAAATCCCGGTAACCGTTCTTGCGCTCGAGATCATCGCAGCACCGGTCATACTCCTGGCGAGTCATTTCCTTGAGGCTGTCGGTACGACCATTGGTGTACTGCCACACGAGTTGACGCTTTACCTCGTCACGGTCGCCGATGATGCTCATCGCGCGGATAGCGGTATAGAACCGCCCGAAGTTAGTTACCTGTTGTGCCATTGTTTTGTCTGTTTAAGTCGCTTAATCGCTTACGTTCTTTGAGTACCGCCGTCCAGTTGCACAAGTCGCAACAGAGGCCTTCCTCTTTGACCGGGTACGGGTCATTGCCGTAGCCGGTAATTTCTTTGCCGCAGATGCAGCACTTCGTTTTCTTTGTCTCACTCATTTTGTATTATTCTTTATTTGGTTGCCAATCTATTGTCACCAGTGCAATCACTTCGCCTGTTCCCCGGCAATCGGGGCATGGCTCCGTTTCCGGCTCCTGTTGGTTGGTATGGAACCACCCACGCCCATTGCAATAAGGGCATACCATTGGGCGTGTACAGAATGCCTCTTTGTGGATTCTGCCTCCTGGTTCCAGGATCAATATTTCTTTTCTTTGGCTCATGTCACACTGGGTTATTTGTTGTTTTTAATATTCCTTCCTCCCACACCGGGTAATAGACTCCGGCTTCGGGTATAAATCTGCCTTGACAATATGCCTTATATCCGGCCACTCTGACTTTCACTCCGGCGTAGTATTTGAGACGCTTGGCCGGTTTGCCCATCGGCTGACCTTTATCTTCCTGGCTGATGAAGATGAAGCATTTCCGGCGGAACCGCTCTATCAGGGCGACAGTCTCATCATATCCCCACCCGGCTTTCTGAAAACTGTCGATGATTACGAACTTCGGACTCTTCTTGCGTGAGAGCCTCTCGGCAAGTTCCTCGATGGTGTCAGTGGTGGCGATGCGAAAGTGTCCTTGCACGTCCTTCATTCGGAACCGGACGAGACGCTGCTGAAACGATTGGCTCACACCTTCCTCATAGCTCATGTAGAGTGTAGTCCCGTACTTGCACAACTCCTTGGCGAGTTGCATCACGAAACTGCTCTTTCCTGAAGCACTGGGGCCATGGATAAGCCATGTGGCGTTCACTTCCGGCAAACCGAAGGCACGGGCCCACTCGCCACCCCACTGCATAGTGCTGTAGGTCTTGGCGAGGATTTCACGGGGGCTGAACGCTCTTTGGGGCATAGATTACTGTCTTTTCAGTTTTTCAATTTCTGTATATACACGACGCAGACCACCGCCAGTCTTGCGTACCATCTGTGCGATGTCAGTTCCTTCCGGAGCATTGACAGAGGCGACTATTCGCGCCTGTTCGTTCAGGAATGCCCGGCGATCACCGGCCTCATCGGGAGTAACCTTTGAGTAGCGGTCACCATAGCGGCTCAACATTTCCGTATAGCCCACCTTCTTGCACTCGATGGAGCGGTTGATTTTCTCCTTGAGTCCGTCGGCACCCATCATGTACCAGGCGCAGCAACGCTCGGTAGCGTTCCAAAGCGCCTTCAATTCCAGGAATGCCTCATACTGTAAGTCGCCGGCTTCGTCAAGTATTATAAGCGGGTTCTCTATGCTGCGGAGGTAGAACACAAGGTCATCGTACACATCGGAGTAACGCCCTTTGGCATCTACGCCAAACTCGGCGGCAATTTTGCGCACGAGTTTCAATTTGGTCTTGACCTGTGAGCAGTCGATATAGACGGCGTTGCGGTGTGTCTGAACGTAACACCGGGCGGTAAAAGTCTTGCCGATGTTCGGGAGGTCGCACAGGATACCGCTGAGGCTCGACTGCTGGCAGAGTTCAAGCTGCGCGGTGATGTATTGGTAAGTGGGAGTCTTGGCTGCCTTCCACTCTATCTCTCCACGGAGGCTCACACCCAACTTCCGGGCGATACTTATCCAATTGGAGTCGCTGAGCACGCGTTCAGTCTGACCGTTCTTTACGGCACTGTAAACCGAGGTCGTAATGCCCAGTGAAGCGGCGTGCTTGGCATCGCTCGGAAAGTTCCGGCGCGCCTCGGTGATTGCCGCTGTAATTTTGTTTTTGATATCCGTTGTAATCATATTCTTACGGTGTTATAATGTCGTTATAATGCGTTTTCCCCGGCTTTGGAGTAATCTATATTTGAGAATGCCAGGGGGGATTCAACTTCCTCAATCGGCACAGGGGCTATTTCGGCGGCCTCTGCCACGATTGTCGGTTGAGTTGACCGTTTGGTCGTCCCGACTCTAATTGGCGCGTTGTCGGCCACATATTTGCGGAATTCGGCCACTTTTTTCTGCTGAGCGGTAAAGGCTGCATCATCTTCCTCGGTCTGCTCGGCATACACGCGGTTGTAGGTCGGTATGTACTGCAGGGTGTCGATATAATTCTCGCCCTGGAAGATATATACCTCTTTGGCTGTTCCGTCCTCGCCTGGTATATAGTAGGCGGTCACTTTGAGGTTGTTTGGCTCAAGTCTTTCAAGCACGGCCGGACTGCTGAGCCACCAGTCGGTGTAGGCAACTCTCACAGTGGAGTTGCGTCTGATGCTTGTCTCTACACGTTCCCCGATATATTTGCTCAAGGTGAGTTTGTCGAAGGGGCGCAGGGTCGGGTTGATGTTGGCGACAAGCACCTGCCACCGGGTCATGCCGGGGAACCGCTTCTGATCAGGGTGCAGCGTGTTATTCCATTCCTGGTTGTCTGCCCTGTCCTCGGCAACGAGTTGCTCCCATGAGAAGTATTCCTGATCCTCGTAGGTGTCGTTGAATTCATCGCTGACCTTCTTACTCTCAGTGCGCCATTTGCCCTTGCCGTAAAAGCGACCTATGCCTGTATGATTTTTATGTATCACGCTGCGTTTTTTCGCACCGTTCAGAGGCTCGGCATATTTCTCCTGCGAGTTTTGAGCAGCGCAGAAGTGAACGCTCCGGAATATTTCGCCGGCTTTGAGGAAACCCTCGCGATATTCACTCATAAGGTGATTCTCAACCTCGATACCGGCAGGAATACCCCACCCTTGCCCGGCTATGAGCCGGAACATATCGCGGAAACAGTCAACAACGAGTCCCTGGTCTTTTTTACGACCGTAGGAGGCACCAAGCACACACTGGCTGACCACATCGTAGGCGTAGTAGGCGTGTACACGCTGCTTGGTATCCTTGAGTTTGCGGGTTAGATCTACGTCGTCCATCGTTATCTGCGACAGCGAGAAGTGACCGTTGTGGCGGTGCATGTGGGGCATCTGTTCGTGCATGAAAGTCATGCGGCTGCGGTGGCGTGATTCAATGATTATCTTGTTTTTCTGTTTGTTGAGATAGTTGGCAATGGTAGCCTCGCTTGGTATCCACGGAGCCTCGCCTTTCCGGGCGAAATCAGCCGGATCAAACAGTTCGCCGGTCTCAACATCATATACCTCAAGCTCTCCATAGACAAACATTTCGTACATTTCCCTGACGGTCGTGTTGTAAGGTTGGTTCTCAAGACAGGCGATGCCAACGATAACCTTTTCCTCTTTGTTGCTCATACGCCGGGCGCACTGGTTGCCAAATTTGCCGCTGAGCAGTGAGGCGTAACCGTTCTTACGGTACTCGGCCACCTTCTTGCGGAAACGGTGAGGCGAAGTCGGCAGGGTGTGACCGTATTGCTGTTGCAGACTCTTGATTGCCTCTGCCATCTTCTCCCAGTGGTAGTCGTTGCCCATCAGCCGCTGCACTGTTTTGGCTCTCTCATAGAGTCGGATGCAGGTATTGAGCACCGAAGCGTTGACAATCAATTCCTCTTTCTTTTCTGGCTTTAGGTCAAGTCCGGTCTGATTGCGGTCGTTGAAGAATACTATCGCAGCCTGATCGCGCTGATAGTTCTCGCGCACCCACCCGGCTACCATAACAGCCTCGCTGTCGGGGAATATAAGGGCAACCTGGTCGCGGTATTTGTCGGGAAGCGTGTCAACTACCACCAGGGCGTAGTTGCCCGTAGAGCCTCCGCCCCGGCGCGCCACCTCAAAGTTGCCCCGGCGCGCCATCTGCTTGTAGTTAGCCTCGGTCATCAAACCGTGGTCCACAAGGTCACGCATCGGTATGCACTTTTTTCCTTGGTAGTATTCCAACATAATTCTCGCCCTCCTTAACCTATTGCAGCCGCCAGTTTTTGAATATCCCTTATTTGCGAGACTTTTACATTGTTGTATTCTGCAACAACGTTGCCCTTGTAGATAATCACACCCTTGCCGGTTTCCTTGCTCAATTCTATCTGCGCACCATTGGGAAACAATTGATGCATTGTCCCATCAGCATCATAGAAACATTCAAACTCCATTGCCACTACGTATGTGTGGCAACCGGCAATCTTGGCAGCGTGGCGTATTTTCTTGGCGAGTTCCGTATTGCCTCTGGCTTCATCAAAAGTCAAAGCATTACGGATGGTGCGTTCCTTGCACTTGAAGATGCGCATCAAATGCTGACGCTGCTCTTTGCTGGCGGAAATAAACATTTTCATTTTCTCACTTATTATTTAGTTGGTGATTAATTTTATCTATAGCATCTTCCATTGCAAAGTGACCGGCGACAAGCGCATTGTACGTTTTGGAGCAGCACAATTCGGCATCATTGTGGGTTGCTTCAAACTCATCGAGAATAATCCCGGTGTCGTTGAAGTTGTGCGTCAGCGTCTGCAGTAGCAGCGTGACCGCCTGTTCGGTTCTTCGTTCTGATTGTTGCTTCATTGTTGTTGATTTTAGTGAGAGAGCCCGGACTCGAACCGGGGACCATACGGCCGGATTGGTTACCGCCGTTTGTTCTGCCAACTGAACTACTCTCCCAAGTGCCGCCGGGCTTGCATTCCGGCGGCGGTTCAAATGTTGTGCCTTTCGGCTTTCGCGGCTATCGCCGCAGGATCACCCTCTCTTGGGTCTAACCCTGTATTTTGTTGGTTTCAAATAATCTCGGCTCCGTTGCCTTCAAACCATTTATTAAATTTACTTTCTGAACAGTAGCCGGCGAGCGAGGATAATAAGTCCCATGCTGCTTCGTTTACGCCTTCTTCATCATCGCTAACGTATGTGTCGCGATGACAGTCATTCTTGTATTCTACTTCAACCGTAGCTGTCAGAGCCTTTTTGAAGTGATTGAGACCTTCTGGGGTAAACTTCACTGGAGGGCATACGGCAATTGAGTCTTCACCATCTACAAATACGTCGCGGTCTTCGCCGAGAATGTTAATAGCATGGAGAAAGTCTTTTAATGTTGTTCTCATTGTCTCACTCATGATTTTATTATTTTACTTCGTTAATAATTGGTTTTACTGAGCATCCGTAGGCGGAGACAAGTCGGCGGATAAGATTCTTCACATACAGTTCTGGAGCGGTGAACTGTATGCCGTTCTCCTCATCATAGCGGAAGGACACCCCATCCATCATCAGTACGTATGCCACCTTGTGCTTGACGCTTTGTGTCCGCCATTCTTTGATTTCATCGTTGTTGCTCATAATCTTATATTTGTTAAATCGGCCGTTTTTTTGTATCTTTGGCCACTCGTTCCAACTGGAACACGCTGCAAAGATAATACGCATTTGCGGAATATAAAAGTTTTTCCGCAATTAATTCCCGCATTTGAGTAAAATTTAACATTTCATGAGTGTAAACGAACGTTTTAGTCATATAATTGACGCCCTCTTTGGAGGCAACAAAAGTGCCTTTGCATCAGCCATCAATGTAACCCCTTCTGTTGTTGACAACATTGTAGGCAAACGACAGGGGAAACCCTCTTTTGACGTTGTGGAGAAGGTTTCCGCAATTGCGGAAATAAATATCGAATGGCTTATAACAGGGAATGGAGATATGCTGCGTGAGACCTCGCGGCCAACAGCCATGACATCAAAAGCCAACAAGCTGATATCCACAAATAAAAGTTCCGAGGATACAATTGAGGCATTCACCGAAACAGCCAAGAAGACGCCGGGGGCGATACCCCTTGTGTCAGAAAAAGCCGTCGGTGGACTCTCCAACGAGCATTTCTCAATTAAGGAGCGTGATGTGCTTGCATATTATGTAATCCCTAAATTTCGCCACCTCAATGTGGACTTCATGATTGAGGTCATAGGTGATTCAATGATACCGAAGTTCTACCCCGGCGACATCATAGCCTGCTCCATTATCAACCATTCGAAGTTTATCCAGTGGAACAAGCCTCACCTAATTGCCACCAGGGAACAAGGACTCATCGTAAAGCGTCTCCGCAAAAGTGACATAAAAAACTGCTTGCTCGCAATCTCGGATAATCATGATTACGACCCGTTCGACATACCTATAGACGAAATAGTGGGCATGGCACGCATAGTGGGGGTCATACACCTCGAATGACCTCTCCGTAGCCACCCCTCGGCACCCATCCTATCACTCCCCTCCCCCTATGAAGCATATAGTTAAGCTAAACACGTTGATTTATGGCGCATTGTGGCGACATGACGGCAAAAAGTAGGGTCATTTGCCTCACACTTATCAGGCATTTTTACGGTCTTATTCCGTTTTTATGGTATTTTTCCACCCCTCAGCTTCTCGCCTTTCAAAATCCCAAATTTGTCACCCCACTTTTTGCGCAATGTAACCCCAGTTTGTAACTCCAGGTTGTATCCCCACTTGTATCCCCACCCATGAAAAGCACTCATTTTTGCCCATTTTAGAACATAACAAAGTATCATCCAGCCGAAGCCGACAACACCCCTCGAAAGCCGTTATATTTGCGTTCTAACGCCGTTTAATCATCATTACCACCATCCGTACAACGTGCGCTCCTGATGAGCATAGATTGCTTGATTATAGCGCATTTAGTGACAACTGTACCGTTACCCGACAAACCGGCATGAAGCAGATACCCCTTGGTCGCACCCACCTCTTCCGGCGCAAAAACGGTGTAAACTGCCGAAATCGAGCCAAAATACCAATCTCGCTGCTTTGTACGCGCCACCGGCCGCGTCAGATGCACATGTATAACCTTTGCCATATTCCTTTGATTTAACACCGCAAATATACCAAATAATCACTATATAGAATAAATTAGCAAATAAAAAATAGCAAGATCACACAAAAAAAATCGGCGCGAAGCCGACTACACTACCCTACCCTTGTCGCTGATGAACGAGCAGGAACCGCCGCGTAAACACCACGTGAACCCAATGCAAGCCTGGCGTAAACCCCCGGGCACTCCCCTACCCCTCAAACGTAAACCAAACGTAAGCCCATGTAAACTTTCGCACGCTTCGTTTTATTTTGCCCATCCGTCCAACATCATCGTAACTCGCTGACATCAAAAGCGTTCACCCATCAATCCGCAATCAAGCCATCGACCGTTTCGTTCTGTGCCCCATACACGACTTCGTTAAGATAATCCAGCCGCGAATTGTCGGCAGAAATATAGAAGCTGAAGTCGTCCTGCGACAGCGGAGTGCCGTCGGTCTGCTGCAACAGAATCTGCATCACGTTGGTGTCCTTCGTCAGGCTTATCGGGCCTATTACGACATTGCCGT